GCCGCTTTGGCAGTGTTGATCAACCGCGTTGCTAACTTGATCGCTCAGCGTACACGTCGTGGCGCTGGTAACTATGCTGTTGTTAGCTCTGCTGCACTCACAGTATTGCAATCTGCAACAACTTCTGCTTTTGCACGCACAACAGAAGGCACATTTGAAGCACCTACAAACACCAAGTTTGTTGGTACACTCAACGGTGCTATGCGTGTGTTTGTTGACAGCTATGCAAGCGACACAACACCTGTGTTGGTTGGCTACAAGGGCACAAGCGAAGCTGATGCTCCAGCATTCTACTGCCCATACATTCCATTGATGAGCAGTGGTGTTGTTCTTGATCCAACAACATTTGAGCCAGTCGTATCATTTATGACACGTTATGGTTACATCGAACTTACAAACACTGCAAGTTCGTTTGGTAACGCTGGCGACTATGTTGGTGAGATCGCTGTAAGCAACCTTTCGTTCTCCTAATCAGAAAACGAATCCCAGGGATGGGAAGGTTCAAAAAGCCCCGCAAGGGGCTTTTTGTTTGGCTCAATAAATATTGACATGGCAAATCCACCTCCACCATACGCAGACATTACTGGCATCAGTCGCACAGTAATGAAGGACAACGCCCAAGAGACGTTGGCCAATTACAACGGCAATGCACGTCCAGGCGAAATTGTTGCCGACCTTACCACAGATCCACCTGCATTGTATATAGGCAACAACCTAGGCGCTTTAACCGCTATCTCATCGGCGAGTACTTATGGTAACGCCAATGTGGTCTCACTGTTGGCTACATTTGGATCTAACGCTGTTTCTACCACAGGCAATGTCACAGGTGGCAACATACTCACAACAGGTTTGGTATCTGCCACCGGCAATATTGACACCATTGGCAACATCTCTGCAGGCAACATTGGAGTGTCAGAACGTGTTACATGTCAGACAGTGGTCACCGATCCTGTGAACTTGGGCAGTCTAACAGCGGTGTTTGGTGCTCGAGCATTTATCCTTGACGGTAACCTGGCAGCCGCAGGTAACTTTGGAGCTCAGGTCAGCGGCGGAGGGGGCAATTCAGTGCCAGTATGGTCCGACGGCACCAACTGGTATATCGGTTAAACTTTGAACCAACTCAGATACTGACCAATCTTCTGTGTGACTGAACCCCAATCATCAAACTCTGGTTGCCGGAATAATCTTGCTGTGCTATACCAAGGACTATCGTCTCGATTCAACAACCAGCGCCAATCCACAGCAAATTTTTGAAGCATGATCCAGGTGGGCCTGCCCAAAGCACCCGACAAGTGTGCTACAGCAGTGTCCACACTAACAACAACATCCATGTTCATGATCAAGGCAGCGGTTTCGCTAAAACTTGCCACACTATTGGGAAACATAGATACTCCCAACCGAGCCAGTTCGGTTTCTTCTTCGGGCGTGGCATCTACCTGCAGATTGATCCATTCATATTGTGGATTGTCTGCAATCAGTTGGCACACGGTGTCAAACGGTATGCCTTTGTGTTGATTCAACCATGAATCTCTACGGCCACTCCAACTGACGCCCACACGCATTCGAGTTTTAGGTCCCAGGCGTTGTGCCCAGGCCTGTGTGAGTCCGGTATCGGCGTTGAGATAATTCACAGGTTTGGGCAGAATATCTAGTGTTACTCCCAGCAGTCCTGGTATGCTCATGATTGGCACCCAGTAATCAAAATCGCCCATGTCATCTGTGTAGGTGCCTACTTGCTGAATAATAGAGCTGTTGCGCAACAAAGGTACAAGTCCGTCGGTAACTTGCAGTTTTATACTGGCACCCATGACATGCAAGTTCCATAAAAATCTCACAAACTGTATGTTGTCACCGTGACCTTGTTCGCCTACAACCAAAATAGTGCGACCCTTGAGATCTTCGCCACGCCAGCGTGGTTGCGGAAATTTGGGTTCAGTGCCAGCTAGATGCTCATAGTCCCACCTGGCCTCATAGGCTGGCCAACCCTGTTGATAATTACCCTGCAACAGATAACACACAGCCAGATTAAATTTTGCAGTGACACTAGTGGGTTCAATCAAGATCGCATGTTGCAAAAAAGGCACAGCACGATCTGGATAGCCAATTTCTCGCATGACATTGCCATAGTTGTTAAAGGCCGCAGCCGAATTGTGATCTTGAGCAAAAGCCAATGCATAGCACTGCAAGGCATCACTGTAAGCACGATTGGCTCGATGTTCGTTGCCTTGTGCTATTAAAAATTCTGTTTCCATGACGATATTTAACGGGTGCAAAGTGTTATTGTACATTTTCCATAAATACTTGTCAACGCAATAAGGCGTTTTATGCAGGCTTACCCCCTGCGTAGCGGCTAGAACCCGCATTGGGCTTCTTTAAAGGAGAAAACAAAATGGGACGTCCTCTCAAAATTCAAAAACTTGGTGTCGGTAACGGCACAACTGTGGTTGGTAATCCCCCAGTAACCACATACAATCAAAACGTTGCAGTTGATCAAGGTTATCCAAATTTCAACAGTTTGACCAACCCTGTGGTTAACACTTCAGACACACTAAGCGGCACGCAGTTCTTGGGTGTTGTTGGTGGTGCGGCTCCAACTGATGTACCTACTACAACATTCCCACGTATTGACGTGATTGTGAACATTGCCAATCCCAGCGGTGCAGGCATTGGTGTTGCTGCAGGATATATCATCCGTCAAAAAGGTTCACGCAAGTATCTAGTGGGCGACACAACCGGTGTCAACGACGGTAGCTTTGTGGTGGGTCAAGCCTATCAAATCACATCGGTGGGCGACACCGACTGGACTTCTGCTGGTGCTCCCGGCAACTATGGTGTGGGCACAGTGTTTACAGCCACCAGCGTGGGCGGGTCTGGTACAGGAACAGCCAACTCAGTTGGTGTTTGCGTGTTAGATAATGATGCAACTCCGGCAGCAGGCTTGATGGCTATTACATACACCACTGGAGACAGCACGGCTACACCTTTAAGCAAGTTGACCAACAAATTCTTGTTGGACTTTACTGGCGGATCTGGATTTACACAAGCCGAAGTCACAAACGATGTTCGCTATGTTGCCAACTTCTTTACAGACGAAGGCACAGTGATCAAATCAGGCACAACAGCTTCTGCAAACGTGTCTGGACAACAGAATCTGTTGGATCTGGCTATTGTAGACAACGTTACATCCTAATTTGTAACAGCACAAGGTCCTCCCAGCTACATACTGGGAGGATTTTTTATGACCAGAGCATTTGTATTAGGCAACGGCGTCAGCCGTTTAGCAGTAAATTTACATCAACTGCAAGAATTGGGGGCCATCTATGGATGCAATGCTCTATGCCGAGAATTCATGCCCACAGTATTGGTCAGCACCGACAAGCCCATAAGCTCAAGATTACAGGAAGAGGGCGTGGCTTCTAGAACAAAAATGTACACCCGAAAACCAGCTCCTGGTCTGGGTGCTTTGCGCATACCCAGTGAATGGTATGGATTCAGCTCAGGGCCCGTGGCTACAGCTCTGGCTGCACGTGATGGGCACAGAGCCGTTTACATGCTGGGTTTTGATCTTGGTCCCTTGCCGGGGGAAAAATTCAACAATGTGTATGCGGATACTGAATTTTATAAAAAAAGTTCAGCTCGACCCACATTCAGCGGCAACTGGGTCAGACAGATTCAGCAGATAACCAAGACCTTTCCACAAACAAATTTTTTGCGTGTAGTAGGCGCAACCACGGCTGAAATAGCAGATTTTCGCAAAATACCCAACATGGCACACATGCCCATGACAGAGTTCCTAGACCGTATAAATAACACAAAGGATCTCTAAATGACAACGGTAAAACGAATCAGCGGCGATTACGTCATACGTACTACTAACGCCGGGGACACAATAGATATCACCACCACAGTGTGTAACGTGGATGTAAATTCGTTTATCATTGACGGTGATCTCACTGTAACTGGTAATGCCAGTTTAGCCGGTAACATAGCTGGCGATCACATCTTTAATGGCACCACAAATTTCAGCATACCCATACCCAGTGGCAGTGCCAACATCACCGTAGGCGGAGTTCCCAACGTGGCAGTGTTTACCACCACGGGTCTAGATATAACCGGCAATCTCAGTGCCACAGGCAACGTGGCCGGTGGCAACTTGATTTTTTCTGGCAACATTGATGGCGCAAATCTCAACACCACAGGCAATGTGTGGATCACTCGAGATGCCAGTGTGGCTCAACCCACCATAAGATTTACAGACACCGATACAGTGATTGGTGATGGACAGGTTCTTGGAGCCATTGAGTGGTTCACCAACAACGGGGTAGGCGGTAGTCCGCGTGTGACATCTGCGATTAGATCTATAGCCCAAAGCACGCTGGGCAATGCCAATGTGCAGATTTTGACTTCTACCAATGGTGCGGCAGCAACAGCCAAGCTCACAGTGCTCAGCACTGGTAACGTGGGTATTGGCAATGTGGCTCCAGTAAACTTGCTCACAGTGCAAGGCACCATATATGGCAGCAGCACAGCAACTATAGTGGGCAACATCACCGGTGGTAATCTAATCACAGCAGGATCGGCCACGGCCACTGGCAATATTCAAGGCGGTAATTTGAGAACTGCTGGACTAGTATCTGCCACGGGCAATATCAACGGTGGTAATATTATTTCTGCGGGATTTTTGGGTGCAGGCACCGCTGGTATCAGCACTGTAGGCAACATCACCGGCGGTAATCTCAATATAAACTCCCAAATTTCTGCCACTGGAAATATTTCAAGCGGTGATTTGGTCATAGCTGCCACAGGATTTTTTACCGTTGGCAACGTATCCTTGTTGGGCAACGTGGTAGGAGCCAACAATATTTCTGGCAGCAATATCACAGGCGCCAATGTCACAGCCACAACACGAGTCACTTCGCCTAGATTTCAAGGTGATTTGGTGGGATCCGTGTTTGCAGATGATTCAACCTTGATTGTTGATGCTGTAGACAACTCAATTTACACTGATCTTTTGCTGGTTACTGGAAATATCACCGGTGGTAATGTCAGCACCGGCGCACTGAGTTTGAGTGGCAATGTATTGACCCCAATAAACACCACCAGCGCCATTACGACCACAGCCAACATCACTGGCGGGAACATCAATACTGTAAATCTCAGTTTAACTGGCAACGTGCTTGCACCAATCAATACCACAAGCAATGTCACTACAACTGCAAATGTAACAGCCGGAAACATCAGCGTTTCAAGCTTGCTGAGCGGCAACGGAATCAACGTTGAAAACATTGTGTATCAAAGCACCGATTATGTATTGAGCTCGGCCACTCCAGAAACCATTGGTAGCTTGCAATTCAATGCTATAGCCAATCAGGCCTATAGATTTGATGCCTATATCATACTGGTACCCGATGGCAGCACCACAGTATCCCCCGCGGTGAATTTCAGCGCAGGTAGTTGTACATATACCACACAAATACAGACCACGTCAACTTCAGCCTTGAGCGTGGCCACAAAAACCACCAGCGACAATGTGACCACAACCTACAGCAGCACTGGCACTGATGCAAGAACTCTGAGAATATCTGGAATTTTTACACACAATGCCAACGTCACAGTGAGCATGAGGTTCCAAACTTCCATAGCTAATTTAACCGTAAAAACTGGTTCCTTCCTCAACTACACCAGAACCAACTAAATTTACCGTGTAAAAAGCATTCCTAGGTTTTTGGTAAATACACCGAGGACCTTGCAGATCTATGGCACAACAAATTATCAACATTGGCGCTCAAGCCAATGACGGCACTGGCGAACAACTTAGAAGTGCATTCAACGCTGTAAATGAAAATTTTACAGAAATCTACACCGCCGGTCCGGTAGGTAGTAATGTTGTAATTGCCAACAATACCATCACAGTCAACGGCATTAACAGCAATATCATAATTGCGGCCAATGGCATTGGTGTTATACAAGTCAACAGTTCGTTCCTGCCCAATATAGACGCAGTGCATGATATTGGTAGCCCTGCGCAGAGATTTGACACAGTATATGCCGCATATTTTGTAGGTAACGGCAGCGGTCTTACCGGGGTTGTGGCTGCCCCCAGCCCCAATCTAGTCAATGGTACCAGCAACGTCCAAGTCACTTCGGGTGGCAATGTAACCATAAACATTCAGAATACCAGTAATACTGCGGTGTTCAGCAGATTTGCCACAACACTTGCTGGTAATTTGTTGCCTTCTGCAGACAATGTTTACAATCTAGGTAGTCCTTCAGCACGCTGGAATGATGGTTATTTTAGCGGTGACGGACTCTATCTTAACACAGCATCAATCACATCCAATGCTACAGCAGTAACTATCACCAACGAGCAAGGTGGACGTTTTGTCATTGCTGGCACAGGCGATGTGGGTGGCAACTCCATAAGCAACGGCACAAGTAACGTAGTCATACCCACACTGAATGGCAATGTCAACATTGGTGTAGCTGGTGCTACTCGAGTAGTTATAAACACCACAGGCATGAATGTCACTGGTCAACTTACTACCAGTGGTAATTTAACAGCATTTGGTAACTTGGCAGGAACTTATTTGTTGGGCAACGGTGCTTTCTTGACTGGTTTGCCCGCGCAGTACAGCAACGCCAATGTGGCTGGTTATTTGGCCACGAACACTGGCCCCATACAGGCAGGATTTTTTACAGCTTTACAAGATTCACAGTTCAATGCCAATGCTAATATTTTAGGTTCCGTGAGTGCAGTAGGCAATGCCACAGTTGGAAATCTTTCCACCACTGGTAGAATTGATGCTAACACTCTCAGTTTGTCTGGAAATATTCTTGGCAATGCCAATGTCACTGGCACAGTCAGAACATCCGGCTTGTCTACTACAGGTGCTGTCAGTGCGGCAGGCAATGTTATTACAACAGGATATTTTATTGGTGATGGAGGATTCCTATCTAATGTCACAGTGACTGGCAATGTCAATGCCACCCAGTTGGGCAACGGCACCACAGTGTTGAGTATCACGGGCGTAAATGGCAACATCAGTGGTATCGTCAGCGGGGTAGGTAACATACTTGATGCTACACCTCAGGGAATTTCAACTTCAGGAAATTTGTCAGCCACAGGCAACGTCATTGGTGGTAATATTTCAGGCACAGGCAATGTCATTGGTGGCAATGTTGTTGCTGTGGGTGTAGTACAAGGCGCCACGCTGACAACCACAGGAAATGTTCTTGCCACCAACGTGGTTGCTTCAAATCTAGTACAGGCAAGCACTGTAAGTGCTACCGGTAATGTTATAGGTGGGAATCTTGTAACTTCAGGACAAATTTCAGCCACTACGGTGTCTGCAACCACTGTAAACGCAACCACATTAAGTGCCACAGGCAATGCAATAAGCGGAAATGTTACTACCACAGGTGTTGTATCGGCTGTAGCCAACGTCATTGGCGGCAACATTAACACTACGGGCGTTGTGTCCGCTACCGGCAATGTTGTTGGCGGCAATGTTGATACCACAGGTAATGTAACCGGTGGAAATCTTGTCACTGCCGGCATAGTCACAGCCACAGGCAACGTCACAGGTGGCAACATCAACACAGCCGGCAATGTTAGTGCTGTGTCCAACGTAAATGCCAACAATGTTAATGCAGTCAACAGTTTGACTGCAACCACAGCCACAATCACAGGCAACGTCACAAGTGGCAACTTAAATGCTACAAACATAGTCAGCGCAGTTGGTAATATTCGTGGCGCCAACATCAACACAGCCGGGCTAGTAAATGCCAACAACATCAGTGCTACTGGTTCTATTACGGCCATTGGTAATATCACAGCCATCAACGGTATCTTTATTGGTAACGGAGCCGGTCTTACTGGAGTAACTGCTAGTTCCAATGTGGGGTCTGCACAAAAGATTTCTCAAGGCACCACTGAACTCAATGTGCCCATAGCTGACGGCAACATTGTTGGCAATATCAGTGGAGTACCTGGGGTCATAACCATGTACTCGGGTGGCCTCAGTGTAGTTGGTACCATAACTGGTGATAACATAGTAGTCAACAATACTTTGAGTGCTGTGCGTTTTGAAGGCGACTTAGTTGGATCAGTATTTGCTGATGACAGCACACTGATCATTGATGCTGTAGACAACAAGTTATTTGTTGACAATGCAGTGGTTAACAATCTTTTACAAACCAATTCGCTTCAGGCATCAACCACTATTAGTGCTGCAGGCAACGTAACAGGTGCCAATATTGCCACAGGCGGTCTAATTACTGCCACAGGCAACGTCACAGGCGGAAATATAAACACATCTGGCAATGTAACAGGTGCCAATATTATTACAGGAGGCTTGATAACTGCCACAGGCAATATTATTGGTGGTAATATTAACACCACAGGAAATATTCTTGGCGCAAATTTAAACACAGGCGGCACTGTCAGTGCTACTGGTAATGTTGTGGGCGGAAATTTAACCACACTAGGACAAGTTTTAGCCACCGGCAACGTCACAGGCGGCAATTTAACAACAGGCGGCAATGTTGTAGCCACCACTAACATCACTGCTGTTGGAACCTTGTTTGGAGCCAATGCCAATATCACAAACACAGTCACAGCCACTGAGTTCCGTGGTGATTTGATAGGTAGTGTGTTTGCTGATGATTCAACCATAATGGTTGATGCTGTAGATAATCAATTGTTTGCGTCGCAGGCCACAGTTTCTGGCAATGTTACAGCCACCAATTTAAATGCCACTAATCTAAGCCTAAGCGGCAACATTATAAGTCCCATCAATACAACTTTGGCCATAACAACCACAGCCAATGTCACTGGTGCCAACATCAACACTGGTGGGTTAGTCAGTGCTGTGGGCAACATACGCGGTGGTAATTTAGTTGCAGTAGACACTGTTACCGGTGTTACAGTGTCTGCATCTGGCAATGTTGTGGGTGGGAATATTACAACCATAGGTCAAGTCAGTGCAACCGGAAATGTCACTGGTGGCAACATAATCACCTTGGGTGACATGCAAGCCACACGCTTTGTAGGTGATTTGGTAGGTAGCGTATTTGCAGATGATTCAACTCTGATCATTGATGCCATTGACGGAGCCATTTACGGAATCACAGTAGACGCTGTTGAATACGGTGGCGGCAATATTAATCTGGCCGGCATTGCCAGCTTTGTTGGCAATGTCACCGGCGGCAACATAGAGTCCTTGGGCACAGTAACTACAACCACTATGACCACCACTGGCAACGTCATAGTTGGTGGTGACTTATTTGTAAACGGCAATCTCAGTTACATCAACGTCACTTCTTTGGCAGTCAAAGACCCCATAATTGGTCTTGGTCGTGGCCCTAACAATGCACCCTTGCTGGTAGATGATGGCAAAGATCGTGGCACACAACTCTGGTATTTTGACACGCAAGAAGAAAGTGCTTTTTTTGGATTCAAAAATGCTTCGGGCAATTTATTCATTGCCAGCAATGTCAGTGTTGCCAACGAAATAGTAACTATCAACAGCTATGGCGTGATAGATCTAGGCGCAGTCAATGCCGCATCCTTGACAGGTACCGGCAATGTCACTGGCGGTAACTTGCGTACCATAGGTCAAGTCAGTGCCACTGGCAATATTACTGGCAATTATTTCTTTGGTAACGGAAGTCAACTTACCGGAATTGATACCACAGTTATAAGCAACGGCAACACAAATGTACAAACTTATGCAAATGGCAATGTGTCAGTCACAGTGTCAGGAGTTGCAAACACTGTGGTGTTTACCCCAACTGGTGTTAACTTTGCGGGCACAATAAGTGGTGTAGGCAATATCACAGGTGGCAACATTGAAACCGGTGGCAAAATTGTTTCTCTTGGTAATGTTCAAGCCACAGGCAATGTGATTGGTGGCAACCTACAAACTGGTGGGTTGATCACAGCCACTGGAAACATAGCTGGTGCCAACATTGATACAACTGGAGTTGTCACAGCAGTTGGAAATGTCACTGGCGGTAACCTGATAACAGGTGGTTTGCTGACAGCTACAGGAAACATCACAGGTGGAAATATTGCCACAGCAGGATTGATCACTGCCACTGGCAATGTCACAGCAAATTATTTTATAGGCAACGGAAGTTTGTTGACTGGTGTTATTGCCACAGACGTGGGAGTTTTGACCAGTCTCAGTGTAACAGGAAATATTGTCACTGGTAATATCAATAGTTTAGGGCAAGTAAGCGCAGTTGGAAACATACTTGGTGGGAACATCACTACTATGGGCACAGCCACTGCCACCAAGTTTTTGGGCGATTTAGTAGGCAGTGTGTTTGCAGACGACAGCAGTCTGTTGTTGGATGCCATTGATGGCGCCCTGTATGTGGTCACAGCAGATGTGATTGGAAACGTTACTGCCGGTAACGTGAATGCCACTGACGGAATCTACAGCACTTCAATAACCACAACCACTGCTCAAGTTGATACTTTGACTGCCATTGGTAACATAGATGGTGGTAATATTTTCACCATTGGCAACATAGATGGTGGTAATATTTTTGCAACCGGGGCTATTTTTGCCACTGCCAATATTGAAGGTGGAAATTTATACAGCAATGGTAATCTTTTTGCACTTGGAAACATTGATGGTGCAAACATACAAACACCTGGTTTAATTTCAGCAACAGGAAATATACGTGGCGGCAACCTCAACGCTGCTGGACTCAGTTTAACTGGCAACGTGTTAAGTGCTTTAAATGTAACTGGTAACATAGCCGGTGGCAACATATCGTCACCAGGTTTGATCACAGCAGTGGGCAATATCACTGGTGGCAATGTAAACACTGTCAATATTAGTTTAACTGGCAATGTGGTCAGCGCACTTCCGGTAACTGGCAACATTACTGGTGGAAATTTACTCACACCTGGGTTGATCAGTGCGACTGGTAATGTAGACAGCGGTAACGTAAACACTGTGTTGGTGCAGGCCACCACAGTCAGTGCCACTGCCAATGTGATTGGCGGAAACTTAAGAACCGGTGGTGTTGTGTCCAGTACCGGAAATATCACTGGCGCCAACATAATTGGTAGCAACATACTAACATCTGGACAAGTCAGCGCCACTGCCAACGTGGTTGGTGGAAATTTAGTCACCGCAGGCACACTAACAGTCACAGGAACAGCAAGTCTGGGCAATGTATCCACTGTGGGCACAGTCAGTGCTACAGGAAATGTCACTGGTGGCAATGTCATAACAGGCGGTTTGGTCACAGCAGTGGGCAATATCACTGGTGGGAATATCAACACCAATGGTTTGATCAGCGTGGTAGGTCTGGTAGATGCTGGCGGCAACGTTTCTGGTGGAAATATCAACACTGTGGGAGTGGTCAGTGCTGTAGGAAATGTTGTTGGTGGCAATATCAACAGCGCCAGTTTGATTTCTTCAGCTGGTAATATTCTCAGTGCCACCAATGTAATTGCCCCAACTTTTATTGGTAATTTGCAAGGTAACATAAGTTTGGGTGCTGGCAGCAACACTCAAGTTCTATTCAACAACAACGGTATTGTTGGGCAAAGCACAGGATTCACTTTTGATTCAACCACAAATGCACTGAGTATTTCGGGTACTTTTGCCACCAACGGCGCTACCAGCAATGTCAATGTGGGCGGACGTGTAAGTGTGGTTGGCAATATTGAAACAAACGCAGGAAATGTTTCAGGTGGAAATGTACTAAGTGGTGCGCAAATCAGTGCTATTGGAAATATCACTGGTGGAAACTTGATTACTGGCGGCATAATAACTGCCATAGGAAACATATCAGCTGGCACTGCCAACATATCTGGCGGTAATTTATTGACCAGCGCACAGATCATATCTACTGGAAATGTCACTGGTGGCAACGTAAACACTGCAGGTGTGGTAACTGCCACAGGAAACATAACCGGCGGAAACATCAATTCACCAGGTTTGGCCAGCATAGTAGGAAATATCACAGGTGGCAACTTAACTTCTGCAGGTCTTGTCACAGTAACCGGTAATATAACTGGCGGCAACATTGACACAGCTGGGTTGATATCTGCGGCTGGAAATGTTATAAGTGGAAATGTGTCTACTAGTGGAAGAATCACCGCCACAGGAAACATAGTATCAGCAGCCAATGTCAGCGGTGGCAATGTATTGGGCACTAGTGGTGTTTACGGGCCTATTTTTACCACCTTGATTGACAGTGGCGACAGCAGTGCCATTACAATAACTCCCGATGTTGTAATGAGCTCAGGCATGACCATACAGCAAGATCTATTTGTAGATAACCTAACTACTACACGGGATTTAGATGTCACTGGAAGATTCATAGCCACCGGAAATATCAGCGGTCCAGTGGCCGTAGTTGGTGCTATTTTTGCAGGAAACATTGTGGCTTCGGGCAATATCACAGCAAACATCATCAACGCAAACAGCACCATAAATATTGCAGGTTCCCAGGTTGCAACCGTGGCAGACGCTGTAGCACTGGCAATAGCACTAGGATAACAAAATGGCAAATACTTTCAAAAGAAAACTCAGCAGACAGATTGGTACTTCCCCGGTCATTGTTGGCAACTACACTGTAGGCACAGGCAACACCTCGGTAATTATTGGACTCACAGTGACCAATATTGTGGGGGCCAGTATCACTGCCAATGTGTTTTTAAATGACGGGACGGCAAACACCAATTTATTGACTAACGGGCCCATTAGCGCCGGTTCAAGTTTGGTAGTAGTCGGTGGTGATCAAAAAGTGGTGCTAGAGTCTGGTGACAAAATTTATGTACAAAGCAGTTCTGTGTCCAGCGTTGACGTCGTCATGAGTATAATGGAAATTACATAATGCCATATCTAGGTCTTGATCCCAACGTTCCTTTACTGAACACCAGTACTGATTTTTTCAGTGGGGACAACGCTACCACACAGTTTTTCCTATCAAGAGCCATAGCCAGCGCATCAGATCTTGATGTGATTGTGGATGGTGTATTGCAGGTGCCTTTTGTGGACTATGTGGCCAATAACACCAACTTGGTGTTCACGGATCCTCCGGCAGCTGGCAGTGACAATATTGCAGTGACATTTAGGGCAGGAGCCTTGAATAGTTTGGATTTGACAGCCACAGTGTTCAGCGCAGGCACTGTGGGAGCTCCGGGTGTGGTGTCTGTGGCTGCAAACAACACAGGTATCTACTGGGCCAATGCAGTGACCATGGTGGCCACTGTGGGTGGAGCAAATCGTGCCACATTCAATGGCAGTGCTCAGTCATTTGGAGTCACCACCGGTGCAATTACAGTTCAGGGCGGTATAGGTGTAGCTGGTAACATCAACAACAGTGGTATTATTAAAAGCACCAATACCACACAAAGTTTCAGTGTAGCCACAGGTGCCTTACAGTTGGCTGGCGGTGCCGGTATAATTGGAAACTTAAACGTTGGCGGAGATATAACCTGTGTGGGCGACTTCACAGTCAATGGTACTTTTACCACAACAGGTACTGACAGTTTAGAAGTTACAGATCCATTTGTGTTCTTGGCCAATGCTAATCCAGGCGATACCTATGATACAGGTGTAGTTTCAGAATTCTTTGATGGATCAATCACACGCTACACCGGATATTTTAGAGACATCACGGATCAAAAATACAAACTGTTTGGAAATCTAACAGTAAAACCCAGCACCACTGTAGATACCACGGACCCCAGTTTTAGATACAATGATTTAATTTTGGCCAATCTAAGTGCCACTGGCAATGTGTCAGGCACTTATGTCATAGGTAACGGTGCATTTTTGACCGGAGTTGCGCAAGACGCAACACAAATATTCAACAGTGCCAGTCGAGTAATTATACCCAGTCCCAACGGCAACATAGTGATGAATATTGCTGGGGCCACCGTGGCCAATGTGACATCGGTTAGTTTTGACGTCACAGGGTTTATCAGTGCTTCGGGTAATGTAATTGCTGCTGGCAACGTCAATACTCAAGGCGTATCGGCATCCACAAGAATCAGTGCAGTGGGCAACATTACCAGCAGTGGCAATTTGTCTGGTGGTAACATTTTGACTGGTGGCGAAGTAATAGCCACACTCAGCATTGAAGGCGGAAATTTGAGAACTGGTGGCGTAGTCAGCGCCACTGGCAACATAGATGGCGGTAACATTAGAACTGCTGGGCAAGCATCTGCGGGTGGCAATGTCACGGGTGGCAATATTAGAACAGCAGGTATTGTGTCAGCTACAGGTGATATATACGGCAACAATTTTTCAGCAACCAACACAATTTTTGCCACAGGAAACATAACTGGCGGTAATCTTGACACCAGTGGGGTGGTATCTGCAACCGGTGCAGTTTTGGCCAGTTCAGTCACAGCCACTGGAAATGTGGTTGGTGGTAATCTTGTAACCACAGGTGCCATCAGTACTACTGGCAATATCAATGGTGCAAACCTAAACATAACCGGTAATATCAATGATACCGGTGCGCTCACTATTTCAACCAACACTGGTAACATCACATTGTCGCCAGCAACTGGTAGCAACATTCAGATTTTGGCCAATGCCAATATTACCAGCAATGCCAGCTCAACTAGTACCACAACTGGTGCATTGAGAACTGTTGGCGGAGTGGGCATTGGCGAAAATGCATACATAGGCGGCCTGGCCAGCGTAGTAGGCAATATCACAGGTGGCAATGTTACTACAGCTGGTCAAATCAGCGCAGGTGGTGTGGTCAGCGCAGCCGGCAATGTTACTGGAGCCAACGTTATCACTGGTGGATTCATCACCGCAGTTGGTAACATAATAGGCGGGAACTTAAACACAGCCGGTCAGGTAGTGGCCACCGGAAATATCACAGGTGGCAATATTCGCACAGGCGGTGCTGTCAGCGCCACTGGAGTTGTCAGCGCAACAGGAAATGTCACAGGTGGAAACATCACCACGTCTGGGGCTGTCAGTGCTGGCGGAATAGTCAGCGCCACAGGCAACGTGACAGGTGGAAACATTACCACAGTCGGACAAATCAGTGGTACAGGCAACATAACTGGTGCAGCCAATATTGCAGGTGGCAACATTTTATCCACTTTGCTGTTACAAGGCAGTATCCTTAGTGCCACAGCTAATATATTCTCTTCAGGTAACATCACAGCCGCTGATGCATTCTTGGGGGCAAGGTTAAGTCTTAGCGGCAACGTAATTTCACAAATTGCTACCACTAGCAACATCACTGGTGCCAATATCAATTCAACAGGCTTGGTCAGTGCCACTGGAAACTTGACTACTAGCATAGGTAACATCAACGCAGGAAATGCTTTGATCAGTTCCTTGATTACCAGCACCACAATTTCAGCATCAGGCAACGTTACAGGCGGTAATTTACTAACACCCGGGGCCGTGTCGGCCACAGGAGCCGCCACAGCTGCCAGTTTGACAGTGGGCACGGGTAACATCACAGGCGGTAACTTGATCATAAGTGGAGCCATAGTTGACTCGGCTCAGTTGGATATTCAAACTTCAGCAGCCAACGCCAATATCGTATTGACTCCCAATGGTACTGGTAATGTCAATGTGCCACGTATCAGTGCCAGCGGTAACATTACTGCTGCAACATATTTTGGTACCATTGGTACTGCTTCACAAACCAATATTACCACTTTGGGAACTCTCACAGCTTTGGCTGTCACTGGCAACATAGATGGTGGAAATTTACGTACTGCTGGGTTGGTAACAGCAACAGGCAACGTCACTGGAGGAAATATTATATCCGGTGCACTGATAATTGGTGTTACTCTTTCTTCCAGCGGCAATGTCATTGGTGGAAACTTGACCACAGGTGGGCAAGTAAGTGCTACGGGTAATATTACAGGCGGAAATATTCTTGGTGGTGCCAATGTCAACGCAACCACTCACACTGGTACTACAGTCAACGTTACTGGCAATATTGATGGTGGTAACTTGCGTACATCTGGACAAGTCAGTGCCACTGGCGCTATCACAGGTGCCGCTATAACCGGTACAAGTTTAACAGTTTCTACAGGCAACGTGACATTAGGGAACGTGGTCAATGCCGGAGCCAATGGGGTAGGCAACATTGGTAGTGCAACTACATATTTTAACACAGTGTTTGCCAAGGCCACAAGTGCGCAATATGCAGACTTGGCCGAGTGCTATCTTGCAGATAGTCAATATGTGCCAGGCACTGTGTTGAGTTTTGGAGGCGAAGCCGAAGTCACGCTGAGTCAGACCAGTGGAGATACCAGAGTCGCTGGTGTGGTCAGTACCAATCCCAGTTATATCATGAACAGTGGGCTGGAAGGAACAAATGTTGTCATAGTGGCCTTGACCGGACGTGTGCCCACAAGAGTACAGGGACCTGTGCGCAAGGGTGACTTGATGGTCAGTGCTGGTTACGGCATGGCTAGAGCAGAATCTAATCCACGACCAGGCAGTGTAATTGGCAAAGCCCTGGCTGATTTCAACGGCGCTGAAGGAGTAATTGAAGTGGTAGTGGGAAGAATTTAAGGAAAAAAAATGGCATACGTAGGCAATGTACCGCAGATTGGACAGTATAGAAAAATGGACAATCTTAGTTTTGATGGAGTTGAAGAAACCTTCAACATCACTGTGGGTGGTATAGCAGTGGCACCACCTACAGCCTATAGCATGATGATAGTGTTAGGCGGTCAAGTACAAAATCCTGACATTGATTTTAGTATTACCGGGGCAACAATAAGTTTTTCAAACCCACCAGCACCATTGACAGCATTCTTTGGTATATTAATGGGAGATACGCTATATACTGGAACGCCCAGCGACGCCACAGTGACCAATCCCAAGATGGCCGAGGGCAGCATCAGTTATAGCAAGTTTGGAACCACGCTGAAAGCAAGATTACTTGCTGATACAATAATTTTTGGAGTTTAAAGATGGCAAGAAGCAGAATATACGATTACGTTTTTACACCAGGCACTGCCGGGCTGGGAACCGTACAAGTCCAAGGTCGAGTGAACCTGGAAGATTTTTTGGCTATCTACAACACCACCGACAACATCTGTATTTTTAATTTTGGTGATCCCAATTTGGGAGGCACAGTGGCCTGGAGTGGTCAAGGTGGAACTCCTGAGTTCCCCTATGCTTATGCAGGCATGACCACGCTGAGTCTCAATTTTGACACCAGCACCATGTCCAGCGGTGACAAGTTGGCCATATACTACGAAACCCAAAGTTTACAGACCGAACCCTGGCAGTTTGAGGAAGATGCCATTGGCCGCAGTCGTGTTAGCAATCCTTCGTCCCTTATTGACGCTGACTTTGAGTACGGACTGCAAAACACCAAGTGGCAAAACGTATCTATCACCAACAATATTCCTGGGTTTTACGAAGATATTGGAGCTGACCTAGTTTACAACACCAACGGTTATGTCACCTTGATAGCCAGCACTGACACCATTTCCAGCAACGTGGACACCGCAGTGCGCTTGGAAAATCAAGGGACCACGGCCAATATTCCCTGGCTGGCCAATGATTATGCTTTAATTATCAGCCAGACTCAAGGCAACACAACACCTTTTACTTCTAACTATCTTACCGCTAACGTAAACAGTTCAGCAGAGCGCAGTTTTACCGTGGCCTCCACCACGGGATTTGCTGCCAACGACAATGTGATCATTATTGGTCGCCCTGCATCGGGCGGAACTACTATAGCACTGTCCAATATTACCAGCACAGCCACAACTACCATCAACGTGACCAATGCATCCACAGCTGGCATTGTGGCAGGTAGTTATATCATTGTGTTGACCGACACAGCCGGCGTATATGAAGTCATGGCAGTGACCACAGTGATCACCAATAGTTTGACCGTGGTACGCCAGCGCAACAATACCAATGGTGCTGGAGCCAACATCAGCATTGGAAATGCAGTGTATGTGGTATCAAGTTTGGAAGTGGCACAAGTGGTTGACGTGTCAGATCTGACCACCATGAATGTAAATCGCGGATGGTATAACATACCACCGCAAAATAGTTTTGCCACCGGCACAGTGATCCAAAAACTCAGTGGCAACGTTGAAATTGTCAAACACACAGTAGTAAGCACCGCAGTCAATGGTACTCAGACCATTGCTCGCGCACAGTTCAACAGCACAGCGTTGACATCAGCAGCTTCAGGCTCGTTGTTTGTACGCTTGACTGGCATGTTCAACGCCAGCGATTTCCCCAATATTCCTGCCGTGGGTGTCAATGTCACAGACAGTCCTTTGGCAGTGGACAACTATATCAGCAATCAAAACACCAACACATCCAATGCTGAAGGTATAAGCTTGGTATTCCAGGCCGAATCCAATAATTTCTTCTACTATCCACGCAGAAATATCAGTCTAGCTCTGGGTTATCCATTGAATCAGACTGATACCACAGTGCGGCAGGCCTATCCTTATACCGGTGCTGATCTGGATGTGATCAGCATGGCCAGTGATGGTGCTAGTCCCAGTACCATCACAGTGACAACTACCTATGCACACGGACTTGTTCCAGGAACCCCAATCATGTGTGTGTTGGCATCTGGAACCAATGCCAACTATGCTGAAGGCAGTTTCTTTATTATAAATGTTCCAAGCACCAACACATTCCAATACACTGCACGCACAGGGGCCATTGTGAGTTCGCCTGTGGTACAAGCCATAAATGTGCGAAGCAACGCTGCATTTTTACCAAGACCGTTTGATGGCGGAGTCATCATGGGACCTGGTAGTCCCACACGCGGTGCTGGCGCTGTGCGTCAAACCAAGAAATACTTTCGTTATCAATCTGGTAAAGGACTTTTGTTTACATCGGGTACCATGCTTAAACCCACGTTTGACGTCACGGCAGTATCCTCAACTGGAACTGCACCCAACAGCAACATCACAATCACCACTGACGTTGAGCACGGTCTGAATCCAGGAGCCGAAATTGACTTGTCTGGAGTTACCACCAGTGGATACGATGACACCGGTTATGTTGTTACCACCATTACCAGCGATATCAGTTTTGTGGTACAGGCTCAAAACACTCTGGGCAGCGCTACCCCGGTATTGGGACAACAGCCACGTATCAATGTCAGCGCCTGGCACGGCGCCAGTATCCGTGCTGGCATGATGGATGATCAAAATGGTTTATTTTGGGAAAGTGATGGACAAAGCCTCAACGTGGTGCAACGCACCAGCACCAATCAACTGGCAGGATTTGTCAGTGTGGGTGTGGGTAGTAACCTTGTAACTGGTGATGGCAATTGCCGTTTTCAAGATCAGCTCAATGCAGGTGATTATGTGGTCATCAAGGGCATGACTCACACTGTGACCAGCGTGATTGACAACAATCGCATGACCGTGGTGCCTACTTTCCGTGGCGTGGCCAATCAGGTGCGTGTGAAAATGGCCTTGCGCACCGAGCAACGCATCCGGCAACCCAACTTCAACATAGACAAACTAGATGGTACTGGTCCCAGTGGATTCACCATTGACATTACAAAAATGCAGATGTTGGGCGTGGAATACTCCTGGTACGGTGCGGGTTATGTACAGTACATGGTGCGTGGCCAGGATGGTAGATTTGTCATGGCACATAAGATTGTCAACAGCAACCGCAACAACGAAGCCTACATGCGTTCAGGAAACTTGCCTGCTAGATATGAAGCCATAAATGACACACCGGTCAGTGCCTTGGATGGTGCTATTGACGACAGTCAAACCACAATCACTCTGGTTGACGCAACAGATTACCCAGATGCTTCTGTGACCTATCCAGTGTTTGTCATGATTGACAGTGAAGTCATCAAGTATTCAGGTAAGAGTGGCAATGACTTGACTGGCTGTACTCGTGCAGCCACATTTCAACAGTGGGTTGAAGGAGCCAATCGCAGTTTTACGTCCAGTGTAGCAACCGCGCATGCTGACAACACTGGGGTAATATTAATTTCTAACACCTGTACTCCCCTGGTTAACCATTGGGGTTCGGCGGTTATCATGGACGGTGGCTTTGATGGCGACGCCAGCTTTAGCTTTACATACAATCGTACCAGCTACGGTTTACCAACCACAGTGGGTTCACAACAAGTGGCATTCTTAATGCGCTTGAGCCCCAGTGTGTCAAATGGTATTATTGGTGATCTAGGTCAACGAGATTTGATCAATCGTTCACAGTTGACTCTAAGCACACTGACAGTTAATGCTTCGGCAGGTCGATATTTGGTGTCAGGAATTTTGAACCCCAACAACATTGACACTGCCAACACAGTGTTTGCGGGACTCAACAATGCTGGTGGTGGTTTTCAGCCCAGCTTTACTCAGTTTGCTGTAGCTCCAGCTTTTAGTGGTACTTCAACTGGTGGTGTACAAGATGCTCCATTTAACACTTCGGGTGGTTTTTCGCGTTCAGGCAACAAAGTTTTGTTCTCCAGCGATAGGACCTATGCCAACTTAACACCATCCGTGGTATCCAGTGCAGGAACAGGAGCCAATATATCAGTGCGTTTGACCAGAACTGGTACCACATATTCCCCTGTTACCACAGCAATCACTGTGCAAAATCCAGGTTCAGGTTATGCCGTGGGCGATACTTTGAGAATTCTTGGAAACGTGATAGGAGGTACAACTCCAACAAATGACTTGAATCTCACGGTACTGACCGTGGCTGCTGAGGTCACCGGAGGTGAAAGATTGTTTGCAGTACCTATCAGTAGCACGGGAACTGGTATTTTGGATCTGGCTGCGATTAAACAGATTGGAACCAGTGCCATACCAGGCACAGGAACTTATCCCAACGGACCAGAAGTTCTTGCTGTGACCATCACAGCCTTGACCACTCAGGCCGGTGCCCTAGGTGAAATACAGTTGAGCTTCCAAGAAAGTCAGGCTTGATTATTTGATTGTTCTAGCAAGATTGTTTTCTACGGTTTCAATCTTGCTTTGAACAGTTTCAATATTGACTGTGCTCCATAAACCAGGATGCATGGGTTTGGGCCATGTGCCATAATTGATCCAAGCATAGCCCAAATGTTCGTGATTGAGCACAGGTCGAAATTCATGATCAACTACACACACCCAGGTATTGTATTCAAACTGGCCGTCAGCAGAAGTAAATTTTTCTAGCGGCAACAACTGCTGATATTCAGGAAATTGCCCTAGTTCTTCTTGACACTCACGTTCCATGCTACCTAGCAATGTTTCGCCTGGTTCAACTTTACCACCAGGTAAACCCCAGGCACCAGGATGACGTGAATCATTACGCAACAAATAAAGATATCTACCGGTAGAATTGGCTCTAAACCAAACTCCCACGGCTTTTACAATACTAGACTCCACTCGCCTCCCATGTACACACCCTGATAGCTTTTTGTCCAGTATTGCCCGTTCCACTGATACTGTATGCCAGTGGTGAGATTTGTTACATATTGTCCACCTGCTTGTTCACTTGCGTCAAACACCACACGCCAATAGTTGTTGGCATATTCAATAATGTCGTTGGCACGTGCAATCAGTGGTCTTCCGTTGCCACCAACCCACGCCGTTGCTGGATCAGCATTGCCTTCAGCACCAGTATCTTCGGTCAACAAGTATCTCTGACCAGTAAGGGCTGAGTCTAAGCCATCACCAGGACCACTTAACAAGGGATTGATCACGGCATTTACCGGATCCAAAGTATTTTGCGGCACAGTGTCAACGTCAACGTCGTAGAGCACAAATCTGTCATCACTGGGATCAACCACTATGGTTCCTATAATTTCTGTGCCATCAGGTTGTTCCAGTCTAATTTGGCTGACTCCAGGACGGAGCACTCCGTAGAGATTTATCACAGCTGGCCACATAAGATTGCTGTCAGCATCTAGTTGTTCAGGAGCCAGATCTGTGGGATCTTCATTGGTTACACTGCTTTGTCTCAGCACTTGTATCTTGTTTCCAATCAATACAATTTTGTAATTGTAGGGGGTTACCAATTGTCTTGTACCCAACAAAAGATCATTGTTGAGCAAGGCATCAGCAGCATCTCCGTTGGAGTCAAACACATTATAGATGATGCGCTCGATCACGCCCAGCTTCTTGACCTTGGCCGGACTGCTGATCCAGATAGGCACATTGAAGCGCATGGTACAAATATCTATGGGATTTTCTGTGCCCACAGGTATGGTTCTTGAACTGTAGCTAATACTTTCTAGTTCACACACTGTCAAGCTGGTCCAGTCAATATAGTTGTCGGTGCTTTGTATTTCCAAACTGGGATTGAACAAGGTAACAATTTGTTCTACTAATTGAAATTTTTGATTGGTGTTTGAAGTCCATATATCAAGATTTATGGTCATTTTGTAGGGCACTGGCATGAGTCTTTCTACAGTGAATGCATTGCCTTGACTGGTTTCGTAGGTCTCGGTGCTGGAGTCGTAGGTTCTTTGGCGCACATTTATCTTGCTGACAAAATAGGGTTCTTGCATTCTGGGACGATCGTAGTCCAAGGCCGCTATGTAAAATGTCATGAGCGGGGTTGACGGAAGACTGCTTGCAGAGTTTTCTTGGATTATGGTTTGAGCGTTGCGACTGGCATCACCATAGCGTACAGGAACACGCAACAAGGCAGCCTCTTCACTATTTTCTTGACGCCCATATTCTACTTGGAATCCGCTGAAGATCCTAGCAAATTGTAACAAGAATCTGCGTATTTGTTCGTCGTAAAAATACTGTTGCACTTTATTTCACTCCAGGAGGTCTTGGATTTGGCGGTAAATTCCCACCCTCGTCACCATTATCGGCACGCGGTCTTAAAATCTCACTTAGACTCTGTCGACTTGGTATATTGCCTAGATCAGTGGTGGGCACCGTGTATGTATTGTTCACAAAGCCCGAGCGCAAAGTTTCGTTCAAAGGACCATTTGATAAATCGGTTCTGACCTTGTCCTCGATCTTGATCCAGCGACGCCCATCATAGCGGAACAAGCGATTGGGGCGATAGTCCAGGCGCAAGCAGTAGGCTCCGCTGACAGGGTTTGGGGGAAATGCCACACCCGGTGTCACCGGTAAACCATTTGGTGCAACACCGTCCCCGGTGAGATAGCCCAGTGTGTATCCTTCAGCCTTGGGGGTGACCCCCATGCCGCCTTCTGTGGTGTCTACAGTGGTAGCTGAATTATCAGCAGTCAATCCATCAGGATTGGCTGGTTGTCCGTCTTGCGTGGGTAAAATATAAAACTTTGTATTGTCATAACCCGACAGTGGCACTTCAACTTCGGCTTGCGCAAGTATGGCATCATTGATTTCGGTATCCTTGACACGTGTGCCTTGTGCGTCACTTATGGTGGCAGGAGTATATTCTCTCCAGTATGTGGTATTGGTAATTTCTGTTCCAGCCGGCACATTTCGTAGAGCCTGATAGTAAACATCACCATAGTTGACCACGGCTCCTTGTGGATAAAAATCACTTGGATCCCAGATATATTCTGTGACAAATGGTCGGTCTGTGATGCTCTTGTATTCTTGAGCATCTGCCATGGGTGTGGCTTTGACCCGCCACAGATGCGGTAACCAGGTTTGACTGAACCCTTCTGACGCAAAAGCCGCATCCTGGATCACATAGTATCTTGGCAGTGGCAATGGCAAGGCGGCATTTAACGGATTGTAGTCCTTTAAATTGGGAATTTCCAACACATCGCCGCTCATGAGTTTGCGACCAAATGTGTCAATCATGTCGTTGTAGTGGAATGTTATAAACAAAGTATCATTGTTCAAAAACAATCCAAATTGGCTTAGATCAAAATCAACATCCTGAGCGCGATAAACACCACGCATGACGTACACATCAGGATCATAAACCCTGTCACGATTTTCCAACAACAACAGGTCTTGGATATTCAGCACACTGAGATCATCGTAAACTGGTTGGGTAGCGTCAGCGTTTCCTGAAAATGCCGAGTCTTCTCCACCGGTTTGCGGACCCATGTATTTGTGTACATAGATGTCCAGGCCGCCCACGGTGTACATTTCGCTGATGGTGCGGTCCAAAAATTGATAATCTTTGGTTCTATTAGGACGATACAGGCTAAGACGTGGCATAGTATTGTATTTATAGGGCAAATTAACTGAAACCCCAAACCTGTTATAATTACAGACATGGATAAATTGTATCAACGTCTACAACAAGCCGAAAGCCAAATTGCTACAATAAAAAACAAACAGGCACGTCGAGATCTTCTCAAAATGGTAAAAACCGTGGATTCGGCCATGGTAGCGGCAGACATGGAAAGCGTTACTTGTCGTAGACTACATCGGGAAACCCTACAATATCGGGAATTGCTACAAAATGCCGAAAAATTGATAACCAATCTAGAGCAACACCTTACATTTGCGGCATTGTTAAACGGTTGACCAAAAAAGATATAAGCACTATAATACTATATAAACGATCTAGGAGAACTCATGAACGCTAAATCTGCCACAGTGATAAAACCGCTCAATCCCAAAGGCGCCGACTTCAAGTATGTGGGCCCAGAACCCACCTGGAAGTTCCAACCCACCACTGAAAACCGAGTCTCGAGCCTGGGCCGTGCCTTTGCCTGGTACAACTACCACTATGGCAAAAAAGATGCCAAGGACATTATCTGTCAGTGGCTCACCGTGAATCACAGAGAAAAAGATGCCAAGCTCATGCGTGGCATTCCCGACGGTGCTGTGCGACTAACACCGGCATGGGTGTGCAGGATGAATTTGATGGGTCTAGAACTGTTGGAGCACGAACAATGCTCGATAGATAACCAGATCGCAGAGATGTTGCGAGTCAAACAAGAAGTCAAGAAGGTAGTGGACGAAGCCGAAGCCGCTGTGGCCAAGTTGACCATCCAAGATCATCTGCGTGAAAAAGTTTCGGAATGTGCGGGCGAACTGGAAGGCATGTTTGATGATTTTATTGCCGCAGGTGCCAAAATGACCGCAGACTGGAAACCCATTGCACAAATCCGTGGCATGAACATCAGTCCCAACATGGTGGGAACCATTGCTGAAGCGTGGAAAAAGAAATTGTCAGAGTTTGAAGAAGTTCTCGAGGGCACCGATGCAGACCTAGTAGAAGGCTACAGTCACCTCAACAAGAATCAACTCAAGCAGTGTGTCAAGTTCATTGAGCAAGTCATCGCCGACTGTGGCAACTATGTGCAGATCAAGAAGGTAGAACGCAAACCTAGAGCCAAGAAAGCTGTCAGCCCGGAAAAGTTAAGTGCCAAGTTCAAATATCTCAAAGAGTTTCCTGAGCTCAAACTCACAAGCATCGCACCAGCACAGTTGGTTGGTGCATCAGAAGCCTGGCTGTATGACACAAAAAAACGCAAGCTCATACATGTCATGGCTGACACACACATGGGCACATTCAGTGTAAAAGGGTCGGCTGTTGTGGGCTTTGACACTCAGCAGACTGTGCAAAAAACTCTGCGCAAGCCTGCAGAACAACTCAAAGAGCTACTAGCAGGTGGAAAACCCGCGGCACGCAAAGTTTTCAAGGACATCAAGGCCACAGAAACCAAGTACAACGGTCGTGGCAACGAGAATTTGATTGTGCTCAAGAGCTGGTAGAATGCTCCGGGTGTGTGGCTAAATACAGCACGGAGATTCACATGGCAGAACAACAGGACACACTGAGTCAACTCAAGCAAAATCTAATCGAATATGTCAAACTTCAACTTGGCGATCAGATAATTGATCTTGAGCTAGATCCTGCACACTACGAAAGCGCCTATCAAAAAACCCTGGGAACTTATCGTCAGCGTGCTCAAAATGCCTACGAAGAAAGCTACAGTTTTTTTGAGCTGATCAAAGATCAAAACATCTATACTTTGCCACAGGAAGTGGTCAGTGTTAGACAGTGTTTTCGCAGAACCTTTGGTGATGCCACTGGTCCGTTTGCCAGCAATTTTGATCCGTTCAGTCAAGCCAGCCTGAATGTGTATCTCATGAACTTCAACGTGGCAGGTGGACTTGCCACTTACGACTACTATAGTCAGTATGTGGAATTGAGCATGCGCATGTTTGGTGGCTATTTTAACTACACGTTCAATCCAGTGACCAAAAAACTACAACTCATGCGTGACCCCAAGAACACCGGCGAAAATGTTTTGATTTGGACCTACAATCTCAAACCTGAAATCAATCTACTCAGTGACTTTCAAATCAGTCAGTGGATGCGTGACTACATGGTGGCCAACTCCAAAATGATTATTGGTGAAGCACGTGAAAAATTTGCTCAAATTGCCGGACCTGGTGGAGGCAGCAGCCTTAACGGAGCTGCCATGAAGACCGAAGCCAAAGAGGCCATGCTGGCTCTGGAAGACCAATTGGTTCGCTACATAGACGGCAGTCAGCCCATAACCTGGGTCATAGGTTAAACTAGATAGACTATTACCAAAATTTGTGCTAAAATTTTAGCATGAGCACTTCCTTGATGATTGACATAGAAGGCCTGGCCACTGGTCCAGATGCTACCATACTGACCATAGCCGCACAAAGCTTTGATCCGTTTGGCACTGGTTATTACGATCGGTGTTACTATGCTCGCATCACTCTGGAGAGCCAAGAAAATCGCAAGATAGAAGAAGGTACACTACAGTGGTGGTCGACCCAGAAAGAAGCACAGGTAGAAGCATTTTGTGAAGAAGGTCGTGTGCCACTAGACATAGCCCTGGACAGCCTTTACAAGCTGGCCTGGCAACACAAACATATCTGGGCCAACGGTCCTACCTATGACATGAACATCCTGGAGCATGCCTACAAGAGCTATGGCAAAGCTTTGCCCTGGCAGTTTTACAATGTGCGTGATGCCAGGACTGTGTACAGTCTTTGGCCAGAGCTTCCTAAACCTCCTACCAGTCACCATGCGCTGGAAGACTGCCGCAGACAGATAGACATGTTGCAGGCCACACTTAGACATTTAAACGTAAAAGAATTAAAATGAAAGTAATCTCACGTTCTGATGTTCCAAAATTGTGTGAGGCAGAATTTGTGTTACCACAAAAAAATTTACTAGTAGGAGGATGTAGTTTTACATCTTTTAATTTTGGTAATAAACAAGAATATTTTGATATCCTTAAACAAAACTATGAAAACATTCGAGGAGATAGTCATTGGCCTAACATTGCCACTGCAGAGGATTGGGATAATCTTCCAGAAATTATAAAAAATGAGTGCGAGCAAAAAGGGTGTAATTGGAAAGAATTAACTTATGTTACTTGGCCAGTTTACACACGAGATCTGTTAGGAATGTCTGACATTTATGATTGTAGTTGTCCAGGTGCCGGTAACAAACACATACACGACTCTGTAATGTATGCTCTTGAAACCAACATCAATCTTACACCTGCTAATACTTTTATAGTAATCATGTGGTCAGGTTATGGTCGAGATGATGTCATGATCGACAAATCCTGGCTTAAATCTGATAGTCCATGTCGGTACGATTATACCGGAGAGGTATCACTGGGACTGACTGGTGGCATACTGGGACAAGGTAACTTACTCTGTTCTCTTGATGTTTTAAAACGTGTAAAATCTAATAAAAGTCGTGCTATAGAAAATTTTTTATTGATTTTAAGTTTGAAATCTTATTTACAAAAACGAGGATTTGAGTTTGTGTTTACCGAATTCTCGTCAGATTTAAAAGAATATGAAATATCTGTTAAAGAAAATCTAGACTCTTTGTTGATCAACAAGTGGCAAGATCTTATTGGTGACATTGAAACCCTGGGAGAATATGCTTGGGAAACTGTAGATGGCAGTCACCCAAGCCCAAAATGTCACTGGGCTTGGTCAAAAAATATTTTGATACCAAGAATACTTAAAACTTTAAAAAAGGAACTCAAATGATTATTGGTGTATGTGGACTTATTGGAGCAGGCAAAGATACCATAGCAGATTATCTTGTAAACATACATCAATTTCGTCGAGAAAGTTTTGCCAACACACTCAAAGATGCTGTGGCCAGTGTGTTTGGCTGGGATCGCGAACTGCTAGAAGGACGCACTCGGCACAGCAGAGAATGGCGCGAGCAACGCGACGAGTGGTGGAGCAACCGTTTGGGCATGAATATTACACCTCGCTGGGTGCTACAATACTGGGGCACAGAAGTGTGTCGTCGAGGTTTTCATGATGACATCTGGATCGCCAGCCTGGAAAATAAATTGCGTAAAACCACCGATGATGTGGTGATCAGTGACTGCAGATTCCCCAATGAAATAGCGGCAATCAAACGTGCTGGAGGCCTGGTTGTAAGAGTGCATCGCGGACCAGACCCAGAATGGTATGCGCTGGCTGAAGCTGTGAATGCTGGACCTAAACACATAGGGTGGGCATTGGCTAGAGATCAGTTGAATAAATTCAACATTCACGCTAGTGAAACTGCCTGGATTGGCACCAATTTTGACGCTGTGATTGACAATAACGCAACCATGGACCATTTATACAATCAAGTCAAGAGTCTGGTTCAAGATCTCCTGGACGCCAAACCAAGTCGTTTTTAGATACATCTACTTCACAATTTTTACAAATACAACGCAGATTCTTGTGTTCAACATTGTTGAGATTTCCGTCAATGTGAAATACCAAGATCTGCGCTGAAAATCTAGCTTTAAACCCACATCGATCACACAGCATTTTTTTCTTGTAGCCACTGGTTTTCCACCTAGGGTCTCTGGCACGAATTCCGCGATTTTTTCTTGCGCATGATTCACAACGTGACCTATAGTGTATGACCCCGTCGCTGTGATAATTGACAGCGCAGGGTCTTTGATGACAGGCCTTGCATACTGGACGTTTCATACTGATATTTACTCTGGACCTTTGCCAAAGGTGGCCATAAACCCAGGTTTTTGGCATTTGCCAATAAATATCTTAAATTGAAAAGGAAGCAATCATGGCCCTAACATCACCAGGCGTAGAAGTCACAGTAATTGATGAAAGTCAATATATCCCTTCTGCCGTCAACACAGTACCGTACTTTTTAGTAGCCACAGCACAGAACAAGGTCAGTGCTGATGGTATCACAGTGGCTGCTGGAACCACAGCTGCCAATGCTAATAAAACTTATTTGATCACCAGTCAGCGTGACTTGGCGGCTACGTTTGGCGTACCGTTCTTTTACAGCACCACAACTGGCACCCCCATTAACGGCTACGAGCTCAACGAATATGGCTTGTTGGCTGCCTATAGTGCATTGGGTGTTACAAATCGTGCGTATGTACAACGTGTTGATATTGATTTAACCGAACTTACTGCCAGTCTGAGTCGCCCCACAGGTGAGCCCAACAATGGTACTTACTGGTTAGACACATCAACAAGCACCTGGGGTATCCAAGAGTGGAATCAAACCACAGCCACATTCACAGTAAAAACACCACTGGTGATTACAGATGCCACCAACGTGGTTGATGCCGACAACGAAGACTATACACCTATCATTAGTTTTGGTAGTGTGGGCGATTATGCCGTGGTTGCTGTCAGTAACAAACTTCCAGGCTACTACAAAAACAGCGAGAATACCTGGGTCTTAATCGGTAGCGACGACTGGAAAGACAGTTGGCCCACTGTGACTGGTACAAATGCTCCAGAAAGTTTGGTCACAGGCCGCAACCTTTATCTCAACGATGTGTTGGTGGCAGTAGGTGCCACTGCCACAGTAGCAGGATTTGCAGCAGTTATTAACAGCGCTGCAATTCCTGGTGTATCGGCTGCCGCTGTCAGCGGTAGATTAGCACTGTATGCCAACAGCGCTGCCACCAACGACGGCAGTACTGGCGACGGCGGTATTCTAACCATAGATGCTGGACCAAACTCTGGTGCTGCTCTATTAACATCTTTGGGTTTAGTGTCAGGTGAATATCTTGCACCTGAATACAGCCCCACCTACAGTTATGAAAGTCCGCGCTGGAGAATCACTGATACTACGCCAAGACCTACAGGATCGGTATGGAACAATGTGAGTCCAGTAAACAACGGTTTAAGTTTAAAAATCAAAAAATACAGCTCCAGTCTTGGTACTTGGGTAGCTCAAAACACCAATGCCTATCAAAACGACGTGGAAGCTGTCACTGCACTGGATCCCAGCGGTGGTGGTAAGAACATTCCTGTAGGCACTACCTATGTGCAGTTTGATGCCAGCTTGGCCTTGACAGTGCCTGGTGAGCTGATCCCAACCTTTAGCTTTGAAATTTATGAAAGAGTCTCTTTGGGACAGACCGTGGTCACTGGTACCACAACTCCGGTAAGTTTCACACCAGGAAACTCTTTTATTGTTTATGGTTCACAAGCCGGTACTGACATAGTAAATCAAGGTACAGCTCTTATTAGTGGAACTGGAACTGTGGCAGACTTTATCACCGCAGTCAGTGCTGCCAACGTGCCCTATGTGTCTGCCACAGTAAACAGTGCTGGAAACATTGTGTTTACACACAGCCAGGGTGGTGTGATCTATTTGGAAAATGTGACTGGTACTCCGGTCACAGCAGCTGGTTTTACAGACTCAACTCCAAACTGCCGTCCAGACAGCGAATTTGTCGAGCCTTCGATTATTCTCAGCAATTTTACAACTACTCCTGAGTTTAACTACACAGCCAGTGCAACGGCACCGGATCAGGATCCAGCCAATGGACGCTTGTGGTACTACAGCAGTGTGAACGATGTAGACATCATGATTCAGGACAACTTTACATGGCAAGGTTATCAAAATGTCACAAATGATGTGCGCGGATTTGATCTCAGTTTGACCAATGCCAGCGGACCCATTATCAGTGCCACTGAGCCACTTACACAAAATGATGCCGCTGAAAGTCCGTTGCAGTATGGCGATTTATGGGTTGACACCAGTGATCTAGAAAACTATCCTGTGATCTATCGTTGGGAACCTGTGGACGGAGTTGATCAGTGGGTACTGTTGAATACCACAGATCAGGTCACAGAAAACGGTGTGTTGTTTGCAGATGCACGTTGGAGCTCCAGTGGTGCTACCAATCCCATCAGCGACGCACTTCCAACCATTACCAGCTTGTTGACCAGTGATCACTTGGATCTTGATGCCCCAGATCCTGCACTTTATCCACAAGGCATGTTGTTGTTCAACACACGCAGAAGCGGATACAACGTAAAACGGTTTGCAACCAACTACTTTACAGCTCAAACCTATCCTGATGCTGGTGCCTACAATCCAGCACAGCCTGCAAACAATGCCAACTTGCCTCTGTACAGCTTTACCTGGGTCACAGCCAGTGGCAACAAAGATACTGGAGCCATGTGGAGCGGACGTCAAGCACAACGTCAGCTCGTTGTGCAAGCTCTTAAATCTGGCATAGATACCAGTCAGGCCGCACGTGAAGAGCAGAATCAGTTCAATATTATTGCTGTACCAGCATATCCTGAATTGATCCCCAACATGATTGCACTCAGCAACGAGCGTGCAAATACCTTGTTTGCTGTGGGTGACACTCCAATGCGCTTGGCCATAGATGGCAACAGCCTGGTAGAGTGGGCCACAAACAACAACGGTCTTGGCCTTGACACTGAAGATGGCTTGGTTGCTACCAGCAACTATTTGGCCACGTTCTATCCCAGCTGTCAGACCACAGACCTTGGTGGTAGCACCGTGGTGGCTCCTCCAAGTCACATGATGGTACGCACAATCTTGCGCAGTGATGCTGTGAGCTATCCATGGTTGGCACCAGCTGGTACACGCCGTGGTGTGGTAGACAATGCCTTGGCAATTGGATATATTGACAGTGCCTCGGGTGAATTCCAGCAAGTCAGTGTTGGTCAAGCCACAAGAGATATCTTGTATGAGCGCAACATCAATCCAATCACGTTTATTCCTGGCGTTGGTATCACCAACTTTGGTAACAAGACCAGCACAACAACCACAACAGCCTTGGATCGTATCAACGTGGCACGCTTGGTGGCATTCTTGCGTGGACGCTTGGAAGAGATTGGTAAGTTGTTCTTGTTTGAACCCAATGACGAGATCACACGCAACGAAATCACCAATACCATTAACAGTTTGATGATTGACTTGATTGCCAAACGTGCTATCTATGACTACTTGGTGGTTTGCGATCTCAGCAACAATACACCAGCCAGAATTGATAGAAACGAACTTTGGGTGGATATTGCCATAGAGCCTGTGAAGGCAGTAGAGTTTATCTACATTCCTTTGCGTATCAAGAATACCGGAGAGATTTCAGGTACAGCAGGCTAATGACAAAGGGGCTGGTTTTGACCAGCCCTGAGTCTAGGTAAATAAACATATAGGAGATAACAAATGGCAGTTTCATCACTACAGAGAATGACAGTACCCTTAGCTAGCGATCAAAGCGCAAGCACACAGGGCCTGTTGATGCCCAAACTTAGATATCGCTTTCGAGTGATGTTTGAAAATTTTGGCGTTTCTAAACCCACAACAGAATTGACCAAACAGGTCATGAGTTTTACACGTCCTAACTTGAGCTTTGAAGAAATCACACTTCCGATCTATAACTCAACTCTCAAGTTGGCAGGCAAACACACCTGGGCAGATGCTACATGTGAAATTCGTGACGATGCATCCGGCGCAATTGCCCGCCTGGTTGGTGAGCAATTACAAAAGCAAATGGACTTTTTGGAAATGGCAAGTGCCAGTTCAGGTATTGACTACAAGTTTTTGACCAAGGTTGAAGTCCTGGATGGCGGTAACGGAGCCAGCGAACCCGTGGTACTTGAGACCTGGGAACTGTACGGTTGCTACCTCAAAGCCGCTGATTACGGCGCACTAAATTATGGTGAAAGTGCACCACTCACAATCAGCATGACCATTGCTTACGACAATGCCAACCAGACACCAGAAGGTACTGGAGTTGGAACACCAATAGGACGCACTCTAGGCGACGTGGTAACAGGCGCTGGCCAAGGCCAGTAAGGAGTAGGCCATGGCCAATGGCGGCGGACCATTTGGTATCGGCGATCAGATATTTCGCGGATTTCTGGGAAATGACGTCTTGCGTGATTATACTCACGCAAGTCGTACCTTTACTACCAACAGCTACGAACTAAAACCCAGATTCAAGTTTTTATTTCATGTCAGTTTCACCATCAACGTGCAACAGATTCCCTATCTACGAGGAGTCTTCAGCAACGATGACATTCAGGAACTCAGTCTCTTGGTAAAAACTGTAGACCTGCCCAAGTATAACGTGGCCACACATACTTTGAATCAGTACAATCGCAAGCGAGTGGTACAGACCAAGGTTGACTATCAACCCGTGTCTTTGACTTTTCATGACGACGGTGGTGACAACAGTCGTAAGTTGTGGTACTATTATTTCAGTTACTATTTTAAAGATCCTGCGCAACAGTACCTATCGCCCAACGTCACCAACGGCAGCCTCGGTGCTAGTTTGAATCGACAGGCCGGATTTGGCTACAACACACGTGACATCTACAATGATATTTTGCAGGTCAAGGACTGGGGTTATGCTGGTGAAACCTGGAGTGACGGAACCAGTGCACCTGGCGGCAAACCACCATTTTTCCGTGACATTAGAATCTACGGCATGGATCAGCGCAAGTACTCCGAATATGTCTTGATAAATCCCATTATTTCAAATTGGAGTCATGACACTTATGACTACAGTCAGGGCAACGGTGTCATGCAACACACCATGACCATAAATTATGAAACTGTGAAATACTATGAAGGTGCCATTGGTGCAAGTCGTCCAGATACCAATGTGCAAGGATTCGCTGATCCCAGTCATTATGACACACGTCTCAGTCCCATTGCCAGACCTGGTGCCAATCAAACCATATTTGGTCAAGGTGGTCTATTGGATGCTGGTCTGGGCGTCATCAGCGACCTACAAAGTGGTACTGTGGGCGGATTGATTGGTGCTGCACAGTCCGCGGCACGCACCTATAACACATTCAAGGGTGCAAATCTTCGCAGTATTGGCGTCAGTGAGTCTATTGCTTTGGGTCGCAACACCATTATTGAAGCTATACCAGGGGCTACACGTCCCATACTGAATAGAAGTACTGGGGTGTTCATACCAACTCCCACACGCAATCCGCAATCACCAGGTTTTAATCCCAACAATACCTAAATGCTATGTCTACAGTAAATTATGCTAACACCAATTTGGATCAGACTGTAAGAATTTTTGATAATTTTTACAAGTATGATGTGCAGGTACCAGCTGCCGAGTATGATGTTGTTTACAGTTTTTTCCGTGCCAACATGAAAAACGCACAAGCCGCTGGCAATTTTACAGTGAGCCTGTTTCAAGTATCACAAGAAACCAAAATACCACCCCTGACTTTGTTGCAGGAATTCAACGGAGTAACAGGAGTAAACCTCAGTGCTAGTCTTGCCTACTACATGAATCAGATTCGTAGTCGGGCAACCTTATTGGGCGTGGGCGTGGCCGTGGTGCCCAATGTATATGCGGCCAGAAATGTTTTACAATGAAGAAGTGGGCACAGGGTCAATACACAGTTCAAAACGGGGAAAAATACGTGGGACGTGGTACTCCCAGATACCGCTCGGGCTGGGAACACAGTTTCATGCGGTTTTGTGACAGCAATGAAAACATTCTGCAGTGGGCCAGCGAAAGCATAGCCATACCCTATCGCAATCCCATAACTGGCAAAATGACCAACTATGTGCCAGATTTTTTAATTACCTATCGGACCAGAGACAACACAGTGCGGGCTGAACTGATTGAAATCAAACCCAAAAAACAAAGCGTGGTTGAAGACAAAATGACCAGCCGCGAACGTGCTGTTGTTGCTGTGAATTATGCCAAATGGGACGCGGCCACCAAGTGGGCCCGACGCAATGGCATGACCTTTAGAGTTATCACTGAATCGGACATGTTTCACATGGGTGGTCGATAATACGGTAAATACCGTATGTCACGCAAACTTGAAGAACTGTTTGATTTACCGCCCACTTCCCAAGAAGTTGATTCCGCTATTCCTGCCCTAGAAGAAAACCGCAACACCATTGTGGCTCTTGACGAGGTCATAGACAAAATTGATACTGCCTTGCCCGCAGTGCGCGGACTCGAAGCCACTGACACCGAAATGGACGAACTGGCAGATCTAGCCAAGAGCAGCTACAACGATCTCATGGATCTGGGCATGCAGGTGGATTCTAGATTTGCTGCCGAAATATTTGGAGTGGCCAGCAACATGTTGGGACATGCCATAACTGCCAAAACAGCCAAATTGGACAAAAAACTCAAAATGATTGATTTGCAGTTGAAGAAAATGCGCCTGGACCAAAATCAACCTGAAGCTGTGCCTACTCAAGCTGGTACAGGTGTGGTGTTGAGTCGCAATGATTTGTTGGAACAAATTCTCAAACGCAATAGTCAAAACGACAAAAAAGAATAAATATAGCACAGGAACCTGATATGAAACCATTTGCAAAATATCTCGCTGAAAGCGAACGCACCTATGATTATCGAATCAAAATCTGTGGTCGACCACCCACAGATTCAGTTCGTTTGTTGAAACAACGCCTGGAACAATTTGATCCAGTGCGCATCGGCGATGAACGCACCACACCAGTGCAACCTATTCCCACTGACTTTCCAGATTTCACAAATGAATCAGTGTTGATGTTTGATGCCAGTTTTCGTTATCCAGCCATTGAACCACAGATCAAACAACTGTTTCAGGTGCTGGGTGGCGATCCAAATCGTATTCGCATGAGCACTCGTGACTACAACGACAGCATGGCTGACGAGTACAAAAAGATTGAAGAACTCAACAAGGACCTGTTGGCTGACACTGACTATCCTGCACCTGATGCAGAACAACGGGCTCTCAGCAAAGATTATTCAGCCGAGCCACATGACCATGTGGTACTGAAAAATGCCCATCGCAGTGACTTCACCGTGGCCGGAGGTAAAACACGTCCGGCTGTGACCACAAACGATTTCAAAACTGGCACCACCAGTCCCATGACCAAAATCAATCGCCCGGCCAAACCAGCCACTGGCGCCAAACCTCGAGGATAAAGTAATGACATTTTTTTATGACCTAAACAAACGCTTGGCTGAAGTGGCCAGCAAACAAGAATCCAAGCAATTATCCGAAAGTGCTGTGGCTGAACGTGCTACCGGCGACTATTCAGCCAAGAAGGCTCGTGCTGGCAAAGACATTGGCAAGCCAGGTAAGCAGTTTGCTAAGATTGCTAAATCGGCTGGTGAGCGTTATGGCAGCAAAGAGCGTGGTGAGAAAGTGGCTGGTGCTGTGCTTGCCAAACTGCGTGCCAAGGAAAGTGTTGAGCCAGAAGGTGATGTCATGGATTATCTCAATGACAAACTCAAAGACTTTGATGCCCAACAAGGAAAAACAGATGAGTCAGCATTACAAGCATATCTAGGCAAAAAGAAATACGGTGAGACTGGCATGAAGGCTCTACAAAAAGCCGGTCGTGAAGGCGCCAGCAAGAGCAAGATGGAAAAGATTCGTGCTCGTCATGACAAAATGGACGAGGCTGATGTAGAAGAAGGCAACCGGTTTACAGGCAATCTTGCAAAAGCTCGTGCCGCAGGTTTGAAGAAAGCCGACCTTGACGGTGATGGCGACATGGAGACTGTACGTGAAACCAATGCCCCAGTATCGCCAGTGAAAAAAGTGGATGTACCAGCATACCAACGCAAGGCTCAAGGCGGCAACTGGAAAGTATCACAAAAAGATCTAGAAGCTGATCGTTTGCGTAACATTAGCGATCCCAAGGGATTGGCTCGCATGCGCGGTGAAAATCCAGGCGACATAGATGAAGGTTGGGACGAAATGCTCAAATATGTCAAAGACAAAGAAAAAGATGACATGAAAGTGGGCAGCACTCGCAAAACTCACAAAGGCACTGTGACCAAGACTGCCACAGGTTTACGCCACACACGTGACTATGATCCTGACACAGGCGAAACCAAGACCGACGATGACAAGGCTGAAAAACGCGGCCGCGGACGTCCCAAGAAATACACAGACGACAACCCACGACAAGAACGTGTGACAGCAAAAAGTCGCAAGGCTGATCGCACTGCGTACACAAAGAAAAAGAAAGTGGATGAGTATGGTGATTTTGGACCCATGGAAGACCAAGATCAAATAGTTGACCGTGGCGAATATGATCGCGAAGGCGACATGGCCAAAGAGCAGTTACATACTATTGAGGCAGCCGCAACAGAATTACATTCAATCCTCAGTGACGAAGAGAATCTGCCAGAGTGGGTACAAAGCAAAATTACCAAGGCCATGGACTACATTGACACAGCACGTGACTACATGAAGTCCAGCAAAGCTGATGCTGATGAGCCCATTGCTGAAAAAGCTGTGAGCAAGGCACAACAACAGGCCGCTGGTATTGCATTGGCAGCCAAGCGTGCAGGCAAAAAACCCGCAGGCAAAGGTGCCGCATCTGAAATGAGCAAGATGCCAGAAAAAGAACTAGAAAAGTTTGCCAAGACCAAGCACAAAGGCCTGCCAAAGAAAAAGGAAAAGGCTGAAGAAGTTGAAGAAACCACCGTGGCCGGCAATGTGGCTCCTGCTGCCGAAGCTCCCAAGAGCAAGGGCAAGGGTGGCATGCAGTTTGGCAAAGGTATCTATGATAGCATGAATCGTGAACTTGAAAGCATGATTGCTGAAAGCATGAATGTCAGCATGAACATGAGTGACAACCCAGACGGTCCCACACAGAGTGTGACTGTAACAGCCACCGACGAAGATGCTGTGAAATTGGTCACACTGTTAAAAATGGCTGGCATTGGCGGCGGACATGAGGGTGCTACTGAGTCATGCCCAACATGCAATGAAGCTCCATGTGGCTGTAAAGAATTGGATGAGAATCAACCAGAAAATTCACCTGAGCCAGAAATCGTGGGCGCAGACGATCCCGACCTACAACGTTTTGCAGGTGGACTCAATGGCCCCAAGAGCACAGGTCAAACCACAGTTCCTGTTATTGCAGGCCAGGATGATCGCATGGGTGATGAAGAATTACGTAGAATACGCGAAATGGCCGGCATCAAAGAAGCCAAGAAACCTGACTTTTTAGATGTAGATAAAGACGGTGACAAAAAAGAAGCTTTTAAAAAAGCAGTCAAAGACAAAGAAGAGAAAAAAGTTGAAGAAAGTATTTTTGCTTTGACTAATTCTTGGAAAGAGTACAAAGGCTAACAACATGAAAAGTTTGCGTGATTATCTTGCTGAAGCCGAGTATGTTGCAGACACTCCAGTAACAGGTGACAACTTTGCCATCAACATTCGCGAAGAATACTTGTTGGAAACGTACATCTGTGAAGAAGCAGTTGACGGAGTAGTGCTGTATGCTGATGAAAAGTTAATGACAATTCTTGAAAGCTATGGTCTTCTTGAAACTGAATTTCACGAAACAGTAATACTAGAAGGTTCAATGAAACATGCCATGCACAAAGATGCAGAGCGCATGACACTTGACCAATTTGTTGAAAAATATGGCGACGAAGATTGGATCCGTGAATTTT